CGTTATGGATGCACAGTATGCCCGCGAAGCAGGAATGGAACTCCCAGACGAGGTAGATGATTTAGATGAAGTACAAGTTAATGCTTGGGTTAGTAATGGTAAGCTTTTACGTGGGGTTGTTAATCCGTTTACTCCGTACAGACTCCCATACAATGCCTTTCCTTACGAGCGTAATCCTTACTCTTTCTTTGGTATTGGTGTTGCTGAAAATATGGACGACTCTCAGCAAATAATGAACGGCCACGCACGTATGGCAATTGACAACTTAGCATTATCAGGATCATTAGTTTTTGACGTTGACGAGTCTGCGTTGGTTGGTGGTCAATCAATGGAGATATATCCCGGAAAAGTGTTTAGACGACAAGCAGGACAGCAGGGCCAAGCAATACATGGCCTCAAGTTTCCTAATACCTCTCAAGAAAATATGATGATGTTTGATAAGTTTCGTCAGCTTGCAGATGAGCAGACAGGGATACCTAGTTACTCGCACGGACAGACAGGCGTACAGTCTATGACTCGTACTGCTTCTGGTATGTCTATGCTTCTAGGTGCGGCAAGCCTCAACATCAAAACAGTAGTAAAAAACATTGATGATTTTCTTCTTAGACCACTAGGAAGATCATACTACCAATGGAACATGCAGTTCTTTGAAGGCGAACTAGATATTGAAGGCGACCTAGAAATTAATGCAATGGGTACTAATAGCCTCATGCAAAAAGAAGTACGTAGTCAGAGATTGACTATGTTCTTACAGACTGCACAGAATCCTGCTATTGCACCATTCGTTAAGATCTCTAAGATTGTTAGTGAGTTAGCATACAGTCTTGATTTAGACCCAGACGAGATCTTAAACGATCCTGAAGAAGCCGCATTGATGGCACAAATAATAGGAGCGCAAAATGTTGGACAAGCAAATGGCGGCGAAGCTGTCGCCCCTGACGGGCAACAAGGAGCTATGGGAGGCCCTCAAGGAGCATCTCAACAGCCTCAAGAACTTGGAGCTACAGGCACTGGCGGTGGCAACATCGGAACTGGAAATGTACCGCAAGCAGGGGAGAGTGAGTTCTCTGGCTAATTTGCTACAACTAAAAGATCAGGTACGCGAAGCTAAACAAAGAATTGAGGATTAAGAAATGAAAGAATCTATGGATGACAAACGCTACAGAATGCAAATGGAAGAAAGACAAGGCAAGACGTATGGCGGTAAGATGAAATATTCTGAAGGCGGTAAGACAATTTCTGATCTTGAAGAAGAGCTTGATCCTGAAATGTTTATGTCAGACGAAGAAGCCGAAGAGCATCAGCAAAAGTTAGATCAAGACAAAATGGATCGTGATTTAGATGAAGCTGACAAAAGATTTAAAGAAAATCAAAGACAAGGAAAAATGTCTGGTGGCTCTATGCTAAGCTCTCCAGAACGTGAAGAGTATAGTGCAGGTGGTAAAGTAATTTCTTTAATTACAAAAGCATTAGGCAAAACAGTTAAGAAAGGAAAAGAGCCAAGTAGAAAGCAAGTTAAAAAAGCTGTGGACGAAGTTAAAAAAGAAAACCCTAATCTTCAAAAAGAAATAGCTGACGATATACAAGAAGTAAAAGATTTAAGATACGCTGAAAATTATGGTGTTGGTGGTGGCGGTAAACGTGATATAGATTCAATGTTTACAAGTCTTTTACGTGGTGATACTGAAAGCATAGCTATGACTTCAATACCTATGAAAGCTACTAAAACTTATAAAAAAGGACAAATGAAAGCAGGGATAGCAGGAGCCATAACTGCGTTTGGTGGGAAGGAAGCTTACGATAAGCTTACTGAACCTAAGCAAAGCGAGTTTGAAAAAGCTTTTAGTTCCGCACACAATGCAGGAGAAGAAACTTTTGAGTTTGATGGAAAGTCTTTCAGCACTGATGTACGAAAAGGAAAAATGTCTGGCGGTATGTCACAGTACAACGAAGGCTCTATGCTTGTAGCTCCAGAAATGGGAATGGAAGAAGAGATGCCAGTAGATACATACGACAACATCCCAGAAGACGAGATGGCAGAAGCAGAAGCTTCACAACTCCCAGATGATGAGATGGAAGAAGATTACACAGGCTATGTACTAGAGCAGTCTCTAGACGTAGAAGAACAAGAATATTTAATGGGCGTTCTAGAAGGTGATGAACGTCTAAGCGGCATCTTTGATAAGGTCATGGATGTTGCAGGAGAATTCTCTGGCGAAGGCGAAGTAAGTGGCCTTGGCACTGGAGTATCAGATTCGATTCCCGCAAGGTTATCGGATGGTGAATTTGTTTTCACCAAGAAAGCCACCGATCAAATGGGTGCGGATCAGCTACAAACTATGATGGACGATGCTGAGAAAGCCTCTGATGGTGGTTTATTAAAGAAAGCATTTGGAGGTCTAACTAACGAACCCGAAATGGAGTCGTATGATAGTGAAGAAGAGGTTAAGAAACAAATGATCTCTGCTAACCAAATGCCAAGTATACGATAAAGCCACTTCAGTTCGCTGAACCCTTTATCATTTTTTTTACCTAGAGGCCACCTTGAAGTATCAAGACCCTATATTACAAACGCGAGTAGTATAGCCACCTTGAAAGACTAGCAAGCCCCAAAAGGAGTGTGATCAATATGTCAAATGCAAACGAACAACTTGAAGAACCAACTGCGAATCCGTATAACTCTAAGAAGGCTTGGCACACGCCAGATGCCCCAAGTAGAGGTAAAGCAGATACGCTTTTCTTTGAAGAACCCTCACAGGCTACCCGTCAAGCGGCCCCTGAACAAGAAGAGGAAGCACCCAAAGGAAGAACTAATTATAAAAAACGATACGATGATCTAAAAAAACATTACGATCAGAAGATAGCATCTTTTAAGCAGAAAGAATTAGAGCTTACCGCGATGGCAACTGAAACGCAATCTGCGTATGCCCCGCCTAAGTCAACTGAAGACCTTCAAAACTTTAGAGAGCAGTATCCTGATCTATATGAAACAGTAGAAACTGTTGCACACTTACAGAGTGAACAACAAATGCAAGCTTTAAAAACTAAGATGTCTGTTCTTGAAGAACGAGAATTAAACATCCAACGTAAAGAAGCTGAGTCTACGCTACGTTCTCGACATCCTGATTTTGAGGATATACGCGGAGATGAAAAGTTTCACGAATGGGCTAAGGAACAACCTGAAGCAATTCAAGGTTGGATCTATGAAAACCCAGACAATGTTGCACTAGCGGTCAAAGCTATTGATCTTTATAAAATGGAAAATGGAATCAAGATTGGAAGTAAGCAGAAGGCAAAGAAATCACAAGCCCCCAAATCTTCAGCGGCAGATATGGTGTCCACACGGACAACACAAATAGATGCTAAAGAACCCAAGATTTGGTCACAACGGGAAATCGCTAAACTGTCTATGGCTCAATTTGATAAATACGAAAGTGATATTGACCAAGCTATAATGGAAGGCAGGATAGTAGATTAAATATAATTGTCTTTTTTTAGGAGTAACACACAATGGCTTATAATGCCTCAGACGCTCTATTTGAGCAAGGTACAGACACGAACGGTAACTTCGGTAACTCAGTATCGGGTCAAACTAACAGCTTCTTCATGCCCTCAATCTTTTCTAAGAAGGTTCTTAACTTCTTCCGAAAGGCTTCGGTAGCTGAAGCAATTACTAACACTGACTATGCGGGTGAAATCTCAGGTTTCGGTGACTCTGTAAAGATCATCAAAGAGCCAGAAATCACTGTATATACGTATGAGCGTGGTGCTGACGTAACTCAGACTAAACTGACTGACGTAGAAACAACCTTGATTGTAGATGTGGCTAACGCATTTAAATTCAAAGTTGATGATATTGAAACAGCTATGTCTCACGTAAATTTCAAAGAAGTTGCATCTTCATCTGCCGCTTACGCATTGCGTGACGCATTTGACGAAGGCGTAATTGCTAAGATTATTGCGGGAGTTTCAGCGGCAAGCCCTAACCACATCCTTGGTAGCGACAATGCTACTGACCTAGCCGCAGGAACTTTTGACGGCACTGGTAACTTGGATCTTGGTTTTGGTTCTAACGAGCATGACCCTCTTGATATAATGGCTCACATGGCGCGTCTACTTGACGAGCAAAGCATTCCAGAAGAAGGTCGTTGGTTCTTAGCTCCACCTAGTTTTTACGAGCAACTATCTCAGTCTAGCTCTAAGTTGATGTCTGTTGACTTCAATTCTGGTCAAGGTGGAATCCGCAATGGATTGGTATCTTCTGGAAAACTCCGTGGATTTGACATGTACAAGTCTAACAACATAGCCGCTCCTAGTAACGCGGCAGGTCAAGTAGTATGTGGACACATTAGCTCTACTGCAACTGCACAGACCATCACAAGCACTGAAGTCCTTCGTGACCCAGATAGCTTTGGTGACATCTGTCGTGGACTGCACGTATACGGCGCTAAGGTTCTACGCCCAGAAGCATTAGTATCTGCGTTCTACGGTATTGACTAAGTAAGTAATTAGAGACGGGGGTGTAAAAGCCCCCTGATCTTTAAGAGGACACTATGGCAATATTAGGAAGTAACTCAAAGCCTATAATGATGCAAGGCAAGAAGAAAGGAAAGAAACTAGGCGATACAGGAAGTTGGTATAAGCCTGAAAACAAAAAGAAATTTGACGATAACTGGGATGCTATCTTTAACAAACCAGACACTAAAACAGAATCAAAGGCGAAATAAGATATGGCAACAACTTACCTTGAACTAACTAATGAGCTTTTGCGTGAACTCAACGAAGTTGCCTTAACGTCAACAACTTTTGGAGCCGCACTAGGTGTACAGCAACATGTTAAAGACTCAGTAAATCGTGCTTACTTTGATATTATAACTCAAGAACCACAATGGCCTTTTCTATCTGTTGCAGAAAGCGGTGCAGTAGACCCCATGTACGGAAACGTGTACGTTGAAACAGTAGCAGGACAACGCTTCTTTGAGTTAAAACCTGCTAGTTCTAGCATTACAACTGACTATAGCTCTATAGATTGGGATAACTTTTATCTTACTACTGTAGGCGTAACAGATGAAGTAGCACCCTATGAAAGTCGCAACCTTCGGTTTTTAAGTACTGAAGAGTGGAAAGACTATCGCAGAGTCAGTGAAAACTTAGATGACGCAGACACACAACAATACGGCGTACCCAACGCTGTAATCAGAAGCCCAGACTCACGGAAGTTTGGACTCAGCCCTATCCCCGATAAGGTCTATCGCATTTGGTTTTATGCGTGGAACCTACCTACAAAATTATCAGCGCATGGAGACACTATAGTATTTCCAGATTTATATACTGGTGTTCTTCAAGCTAGAGCTAGATACTATATCTGGCAGTTTAAAGACAACCCTCAAGCGGCTTCGTTCGCACTAGATGACTACAAAAAAGGATTACGCAGTATGCGTTCTAACCTTATTGAGCCTTCGCCTTCTTATATTAAAGATGATCGGATGAGGTTCGTTTAATGGCCGCTTCACAACCCTTTGGTATCTCTTGCAGGGGTGGGTTAAATACTAACCTAAATCAGCTTGAGATGCTTGCTCAGCCCGGAGTTGCTACAGAGTTATTAAACTTTGAAGTAAACCCTGACGGCGGGTACAGGCGCGTAAACGGCTACACAGCTTTCGGCTCTGCGCGGCCTAACGGTGGCGCTACTATCCTTGGTCTTAATGTTTACGCAGACGGTGTAATTGTTTGTAGCAACACAGGAATTTTCTTTAGTGTTGATGGAGGAAGTTGGTTAGAAATTAACAAAGCAAGCGTAGCAAGCGGTGGAGATAATTACTCAACTTTTAGCGGGCGTAGCGCAGACGCTAGATCTGGACAAGCTCAAGTAACCTTTACAATCTTTGAAGGTAACACAGACTACGGGCAGATAATAATTACTGACGGAGTTAATAAGCCTTTCTTATTTAGCATGTCAGGAACAGGTGGCTTAACTTCTCGCACATTTTTTGCAGAAGAAATTACCGTAGACGGAACAACAGCACCTACAGTTTGTGTTATCCACGACAGCCACTTGGTTGTTGCAGGAGCGCCAAGCGCAAAAAACACAATCTTTTATAGTTCAACGCTCGACCCAACTAGTTTTTCTGGTAACGGTGGTGGAGCCGCATTACTTCCAGATCAAGTAGTAGGTATTAAAAGTTTCCGTGACGATCTAATGATCTTCTGTAGAAACAGTATACATAAGCTTGTAAACATTAATGATGCTAACAGCATTGCTATTGTACCTGTTACACAAAACGTGGGCTGTCTTAGCTCTCACAGCATTCAAGAAATTGGCGGTGACTTAGTATTCCTTAGCCCAGACGGTATTCGTTCTGTAGCGGGTACAGCACGTATTGGTGACGTTGAATTAGGATCAGTTAGCCGACAGATACAATCTGTAATATCTACACTTGCAAAGTCTGTAAATACTTTTACGCTTGCAAGTACAGTACTTCGCAGTAAGTCACAGTACAGATTGTTTTTTAGTCAGGTAGGCGGTAGTTCAACATCAGCACTTGGTATTATAGGAACCTTAACACCTAACGGCTTTGAATGGGCTGAAACAAAAGGAATACAAGCAACAGGCATTACAGCAGGTTTTGATAAGTCTGGTGTAGAAAAAACATATCACGGTGACAATAAAGGATACATATATAACCACGATACAGGCAACTCTTTTTCTGATGGCGGCGTAGCGTTTAATATCAGCGCAAAATATAGCACACCCAATTATGATTTTGGAGACATTGGAACTAGAAAGACTTTGTACTATGTAAAAATATCTGTTTCTCCTGAAGGAGAGATACTACCGTTTTTAAGACTTCGGTATGATTACGAATCTTTAGACATTCCACAACCTGCTCCTTATCCAGTAGCGGGTATTCCAATTCCTTCGGCTTTTGGGTCAGCTATATTTGCGGCCGCCACGTTCGGTGGAAGTAAAGATCCAATGTTTAGACAAGCAGTAGAAGGTAGTGGACACGTAGCAAACTTTAGAATTACCAGTGATGACCAAAACGCACCCTAC